CCGCCTGGAGGTGACATGATCGGGCGAAGAGAAGCCGCATTGTTCGCGGATACGCCTACAGTTGCATTTGGTAGAATAAAGGCTTTTGCTTCTCTATAACCACTGCCGGGGCTAAGAATTTCGATGTTACCGATTGAGTTTCCAGATGCAGAGGAAACAATTGCTCGAGCAATACAATTAGTTTGTTTGGTGCCGCCTACATCAAATACAAAGACACTTGGAGTAATTTCAAACTCGTCACCGGGCTCCAGCGCATTTGTAAACGCAGCATTGATTGTTATTTTTTTCTTGCCGCCAGAGATTTCATACGCTACAATATCTCTGAACTGCCCGACAGCTGCACCAGAAGTAATTTTTATATTGCAGCCGGAATAAAATCCATTGATATTTTTTGCGTTGCCCGGAAGGCTGTAAACAAGTGGATTACCATCTACCTTTAGGTCAGAATGCAGAACAAATTCCCCACTGAAATAGTTGTCGTAACCAATACCTGGTTCTTCAACAAGAATGACCTCGATCGCTCCATCGACTGCGCCTGTAGTCACCGCTGTATTGGGAGTGACAGGCATGTAGTTTGAAGTTGCAAATTTTACCATATCTGAGTTTGAAGCCGTATACATGTACTTCCAGATATACCCGTCGGATGGGGATTCAACCGGGCTAAGGTCCGTTCCAGAGGGCTCTACTGTCGAGTTTGACCCTACATTGTTATAGATGCACTTATAGACCCGATATGAGGCCCCTGTATTTACAGACGCATAATATTCCTTATTGAACAACAGAGGGTCTTGATCATCATATTGAGCGTATTTGTTGTTTACAGTCCAGTCATACCGCTTTATTACTTTACTAATATCAGATGATGTAACTTTCTTGCCAAAGATCAAATCCTCATAAATGTCTCGAGTCGCAGTCTTAACACTTTCTACGGGCACTGGTACTGTAGAGTCGTTACCAGGATATTGAGTATGCTTAGCTGCAAACACATAAAACTCTGAATTGCCTTTTACGTCGGCGACGAAGTTGTCAGCGTTATTGATATTGAGTTTCTTTGTTACAAGTGTTGTTGGCGTAGCCATTCATTTATCCTGTATTTGCTTGTGTTATACTAGATTCCACTACATTGGCAATGGCAGATTCATTATTTTGTAGTAGCACCGAACCAAAAAACTTAGTTCCCGCTGTGTGCATAACTTTCTTGAACATATCGGCATATTTATTCAGAGGAATCCGAGTGATAACCTCGTATGAGTACTCTGAATAGTAGTCACCATCATGAATATATTTATCAGAACTAATAAAGCCCTTCGTGCTCTTAAAGTACCCAGAGCCCGTGCCGAGCCCGTCAACAACTATTTTGGCTTTACCTGCCCTGAGTCCATCTTCTGATGTATATTGAATGATGGCTCCGTTACTATAACCAATGCCCGAGTCAATCACTTCAAGCGAAGTAATAGAGCCACTGGCAGTAATAACGTTGGCACTTATCTTTGCATTTAGTCCGATGGGTAAAGAGTTTGGTGCTTCTTCTACTGACACAATGGTTGCTGTGGAATTAGATAACGTGCCTCTAATAGTAGAGCCGACAGTAAATAGGTCATTAAAACTTACTCGTTTAGCATTAAGCACAGAAGTGTTACTCTGAGGTTTAACTATTGCTTTAGCCGTCGATGTAACTTCTTGCAAAGTGGTAGAAGTGATGAGAGCATTGAGGCCTGGAGCAATGTAGCTACTGAGGGGAGTAGAGTTAGCAGCAAATGTACCAGTTACTTCTTTGACGATGATTGTATTACTTGAAGGAGTGATGCTATGAATAAGTCCGCTTGTCGCGCTGGTTCCTTGGTATACTTGCTCGCCAAGTTGATAACCAGTTTCATCCGAAACTACTAGCGCGTAATACTGCTGTGTGGTATTAGACTGTTCAATGAATTCCCCGGCAAAGAAACCGGTGGATGGTGGTTGCAATGCTATCGTAATCACATAGTCTTTCTTGTCAAACCCAGCAATGTATGGCTGATACGCAAGAACATAAGGATCGGCATTGTAGTCGGCGCCGGGGTTAATAGAACCAAGACTTTCAATAGAGCCAATTTGAAATGAGTCATAAAGCAAGCAAGAATAGATGATAGAGGAACTGTTGCCCTGAGGATTTTTTGCAAACCCATAAGCAAAGTTATTGATAGGCAGAGACATGAAACTCTGATTTGCAACTGAGGTAGAGTTTGCCGCTACATAGCCAGAATTATTGGCTCTGAGTAGATCGGAGTTGATGAAGATTGTTTCGGCATCGCCAATGGTTCTAACTCTAAAACTTGCTCCTGCGCCACGACTTACAGACACTACGTTTGCGGTGGTGTAAGTTGTGCCCGTAAGCGCATACCCACTAGCTGTGTTAGACATTGTCCCAGTTACATTGTAGACACCAACAGTTAAACTAATATCAGTGATATTAGCAGTAGTGGCTTTATTTCTAAACAGAAGCGACACATTGGGTGTAAAGACACCAGTGATATCTGTTAGCGCAACGGTACCGGTGGCGCCAGCAACAGTAAAGGAATTAACGATGCCTGTAGCTACTTCTCTATTGTTTACTACCTGATATACTTCATCTAGTCTGTCAATGGTTCCAGAAATAGACCCAAGAGATAGTCCACAGGCTATGGGCAGTCCCATTACAGCAGAGTTTGCGTCAGCATTCACAACACTTACTAGATTAGCGGTGATGGAAGTATTCGAAGTTAAAAAGACGTTGTTCGTGGCACTAATAGTTCCGTTTGATACCGATACAGAAAGTGTGCCGCTTGACGTATTACCAATTACATTTGATAGGATCACCCCAGAAGCGTTAGTAACTGTAGAATTGCCAAAATGAACAGGTGAACCTATTGTAAACAATGAACTATTAGCAGCATTTATGTAAGAAGTTGTTTTTCTTGGTTGTTTGAAACCTTCAAAGTACTGAAAATAAGTAGATTGTGCCTGTGTGATAGCAACAAGGTTTGCTGAGGTGCCACCAGATGTAGTGATTACTGCTGTAGGATTATTCACCTTGAACCCAGCGGTATTGTTTAGAATTGTTACTGCTACAATCCCACCAGAAGAGTTGGTGATTGGGCGAGCTGTAGCGGTGGCAAATGGATTTGAAATACTGATAGTATCACTGTTGCTATATCCAGAACCCCCCGCAGATACTGTAATTGCGGCCAGTGTGTTACTCGTAGAAACATTAGCAAGGGACAACACCTTTTCACTCACTATTGATTGAGTGCGCTTAGCCAATTCATTTGCAGTATAGGCCGGATTGTTGGATTCAGTATAACCCCACCCGCCGTCAACATAGATAAAGTCCACTAGCCCGGTAGTATCTGATACAGCCTCAACCCTAGCAAGTCCTTCGTCACCCGATGAACTGTTGAATCGTACTGTATCACCGGCCGAAAAGTCAGATGAGCGAGTGATGATCTCAACTCGATTCAGTGAACCAAGAAGTTTCGGGGTGTCACTATAAATGGAATCTGAGATTAGCAGTTCGCGATTGATAAAATTACCCGAGGTGGCCGACACATAAAGAATGTGCACATAGTCACCTTTGATTCTTCGCTTGATGTATTTTTCAACGAATGCGGTAGCCCCGCTTGTGACTCCGGTAATCTGTTTGCCTACAAGTTCAATTGCTCTGGGTGTTCCGGTGATTTCCAAATACCGTGGTTTTATCCATTCCCCTGCTGATAGACGAAAGATATCTTCCCCAGGGTAGTACACAGATGAATCTACACCATACACCAACTTAAAGAATAAGTCAATAGACCGCTCAGTTCCTTTTGAACGATATAGGTCCAATGAGTTCTTTACTAGTAGTCTCTGATTGGTGGCAGTATCAAACTCGATATTCTTGAGATACTTTTCCTTGAAGCTCAAAACAAAATTATCAATAGTTGAGTCAATGTCACGAAGAGCAGGAAGATTGCGTGCAAAGAATAGAGCGCCAAGTCTCTTTGTTCTACCACCAGCAAGAATAAAAGTAGTGCCGCCAGAACTACTTGTGATAGGACTAATTGAACTACAGACGGTTAGGCAATTCAGAGTATTTAGCCCATCGACCAGAATAATGAATTCCTCGTCAAGTTTGCCTATAATAGTTCCGGTGACCGTATTCTGTGTTACGGTATCACCAACATTAAAGTTTGTGCTATCTTGTAGAGTGATGAGCTGATGATTTTGTTCAAGCCACTCGTAGTATGCTTTGACAAATGCTACTAGATTAGGGCCTTCGTCCTGATACACTTCAGGAAATAGACTTGGGATAAGCGGCGATATGTTAGTTTCAACTGATCGCATTAATCTATTCTCTCACGGCGGTGACTGATAACTTCACATCTTCTTCGATGATATTAATAATGGCATTCTGTGAGGACGCAACATCCAGACTCTTTGGAACAACGTAAACTTTAACATCATTACCTTCAAACGCACTCACAACAAAGTTTACAATTCGGATAGTACCAGTGCTATAGTCTACGGTGCCTACTTCGGCTACAACTTGCCCACTAGCAGCTGCAATAATAAACAGACGCCCTTCTCCATCATCTTGAAGATTGGAAGCCTTACCACCCGCGGTGAATTGTGATGAGATTACAGTATAACCACCCGAGCTTGCAAACTTAGTGTCGAGCTCAAATCCATATTTTAGATCGAATGATGATGTGGTATTCAGAAGGGGGCGGATAAGTTTAATCCCCTTAATCTTAGTTTCGTTTGAAACCACCGCCAATTGAGCGCCGTCAATTGCATTTACCAGCTTAGAGTACCTAAGAACTCGATTAAAGTTGTTGAGGTTGTCAGCCGCATAGTCCACGATTGCGGATGTTACCAGAGTGCTAATGTCAACAGTCGATAGTCGAGTTTTATTGATGTCATACGAAACTGAAGACTCAACTCCGATGTAGAGATATTGAGGTTCGACGAAGACAGGATCGATTGATACCGGACTTCTAGGCTTCAGGAATTTGTAGTACTGATCTTTCTTTACCTCGGGCAGAGCGTCAACGTCCTTGAGGTCAACGGCAACGAATACCTTACCAAACTGAGGTGGGTCTAGGTCCTCACCGCCGTAAGCAGAAACAACATTAATCTCTGGGAAGTTAAGCTTAAGAATGTTCTCATAGTCTTCGGCGGATACAGCACGATCTTGTGTGGTGAAGTGTCTAGGTGCGTTAAACTTAATTGACTCAAGGCTTTCACCAATTGAACCGCCTGATGCTTTACTGTTGACTAGCACTCGAATATTTTGTTCGCCGTCGATGGAACCGTCTGCGGTAAATGAACTACAGCCATTTGGAAGTTCGCCATTAGAGATTCTATATTCAATACTTACAACCGAACCTTCTTTCGGCGGCCGCCCAATAACTCCATCACCGAAGACAAGTTCATAGCCATCGCCTTCGGCGCCTTGAATAAAGAACACTTTAGAAGTTGAATTGAGACCAAACAGTGATGTGGCTCGGTTGTAAGTATGAAGAGTGGAACCAACATCCTCAAGAATAGTAACTGAAATACTGGAAACATCTACGTTTTTATTGCTCAATACGTAGCGCTTATTTTCACCAGAGTTTACAGTGAACTGATCTGTGGTATAATACCCTTCATAGAGAGTAATATTTTCACCGGTGAATACAATAGTACCAGAGCCAGTAGTGTAGTCCTTGATGATAATGTTTTCAGCTACTGAGAATGTATAGTTTTTGTTGACAAAGCGAGAATTGAACGTAGTGCCTTTGGGAACAACGATAGAGCGCTTCTGCTGATTAGTCGAAGTCACTACAATGTTCACATTGGCTTCAGCAGACTTAAACGAGCCTGGCGTGTAGTTCAATTCTTTGGCGTGAGACACAACACTATCTCGTAGCACCGCGGTGTCCAAGAACATCTCGGAGCCAATCATGTTAAGATAGAATGCATTGTGCACCGTATTGTAGGACAGGATGTCTAGCAACACACTCATGTTACTACCATCAAAGTCGTAGTCCTTGAATCTATCCTGTGACTTTAGATACTGCTTGAGAGTATTCTTATGTGTGTCAAAGTCTAGATTGGTAAGTACAATACTTGAGTTTGCTGCCATTATCTTACTCGATATAGTGTTATGGATGTCGTCACGGGTTCTTGTCTATTTATAAGCATAAAGACAACGGTTATGTCGTATCCATTTGACTCATAGTTAGGGAGGCATTTAATATTAACAACTTTAGCTCTAGGCTCAGAGCTTTCGATTGTACTAAGAATCTGTTGTTTGATAGTCAATGCTGTATCCGGGCCCATGGGCTCAAATAACATCTCTCTGACGCTGCAACCAATCTTCGGCTGATATAGCCTATCGCCCTTATTGGTATTGATAAGATTTCGAATTGATCTAATTACTGCAACATCATTGGTCGCCCTAACAATGTCAAGCGAGTGCGGATGTGGAGATAGATTAGGTAGAAAATCACTATAGATTTGATTTTTTCTATCAGATGCCGTATACTTATCTGCCCGTGTTATGGCCATCTATCTTGATCCTTAGGTGATAAGGGCGACTATTGCGGTTGACCCAGTTGTGCTTGCGCTTGGGTCATCAGATTTTTGATGATTGAGTCAACAACACGGTGCGGAAGTTCTTGAAGTCCCGCCAGAACTACGTTCAGTTCATTCACGTTCAGAGTAAGTGTCGCAGTAGGAACGGCGGGCTGTTGTTGATTTTCGACTAGCTTCGAGTCAAGTTGTGGATTTGTAGACATGATATGTTTCCTTTATTGTGCTTCTGGTGTGGTGTTAGCTTGTGGTTCGGGTGTAGTATTAGCCTGTGGCTCAGCCCAGGGCAGGCTGTTTTCTGTAATTTCAGTAACAGGAAGCACTTGTGCATCAATTTGCTTCTGAATCTGCGCATCGATATGGGTTTTGTAGCCTGGCATAGTATTTACAACATCTTGAATCCAGCCAAGGACCTGAGCCTCGGTTAGGTTTTCATATATGGTATATTCATCGGGATCAACCTGTTCTGGGTCAAACGGTGTTGCTCCGCTAAATGTTCCTGATCGACCGTCAGCATCGGTTCCGATGCATTCCCAGTGCGTTTGCACAATGATATCATTCAATTCGAGTGATGGGTTGTCCTGCTTTCGCAGAGTTTTAATTTTCCATTCGTATGTGAGTGCCATATTAGCTCCTATTGTCAATTTGCTGTTGCAATCTATTTATAAGCGTTTGTTGTTCCTTCATCGCCTCGATTAGAAGCGGGATGATTTTTTCGTATTGAACTGTCTGGTAGTTTTCTCCTGAGATAGAATATTCTGTGCCATCCGCATTCCGCCCGATATCAAACGGCGCCGGCACAACGACTTCTGGAAGGACTGCGGCGACCTCTTGTGCGATCACACCCACCTGTCGCTTCTTATCTATATATCCATATTTTTCTGCTGTGTCATTGCTATTGAATGTTACGCCAGAAATGGCCATTACTTTTTCGAGTGCATTCTCGATAGGCGTGATGTTTTCCTTGAGCCTTCTATCGGAATAGTATGCCGTGATATTATTGGTAGCACGAATTTCACCCGCAGTGCCAGACGCTGCTGTGCCGACACCAAACGACTTGCATGCTAGTGATTCATATCCCGTCCCGGGGTTATCAATAATTTCTATATGCCCACTAGAATTCATAGCAATTTGAGAAGCAACACGGCCGCTCCAGTGGAAACTTATTCTTGGAGCGGTGGCTCTTGTATCATCCAGCGCGCCTCCAAAGCCACGCTCTCGGAGTTCAATTGCCGCTTCTGTATATGACGAGGAGTTTGAAATGCCGGCGATGCTGCCGAAGAAATATGCACTAGTAAACGAGCTGATAGCGTTGGGATCACAATAATGCCCTGTGTTGTCACGATCATAGAAAATACTTGCGCGAACGTCATTCATTATGCTGGTTGATCTAGGAACAACATAGAAGGCAGTGTTTTCGCGATCATAGTAGATAGACGCCCGCATATCGTTTGTAATACTGGTGCTGGCGGGATCCACATAATAAGCAGTGTTGTCGGTATCGTAGAAGATAGTACCATCTACTCTGCCTCCAGAGTAAATCCCTGTAAGGCAATAGATGTTATAAGCACTAGAAGTAGACGAGGTGCCAAAACCCCAGCAGTTATTGCCGTGACTATAGTATGATGCCCACCTCCCGGTGGTTTCATAATACACTCCGCCATTCGCAGAGCCATCGAACATAAGATGCGGTGCGTTGCCCCCACCTTCAAAGTGAATACCGCGCCAGGTGGTCCTTGACCCCCGTACGACAAGAGAACCGTAACTTGAAGTTTCATTCGCCGCAATCTGCGCCGAGTTGGTGGCGAATTGGATTATATTCATTACAGACGTTGAAGCAGGGTCCGTATAATAAGCAGTGTTGTCGGTATCGTAGAAGATTGTGCCGACTACACTGCCAGCGACACGCAACCCCGTTGAGGTGATGTTAAGGATTGAGCCCGCGGCCGTCGCAGTTCCAAAATGGAAGCCGATGCTATCTGCGCTGCCACCATATCCAGAGGTTCCTTGGAAGTAACTCAGCCCATATCCATCAGAATTGCCAAACCGCCATATTGGGTTACGAACATTGTTTTGATACGTGGCGCTAATAAACCCGCCAGTGCCTGAAGCAGTAATAGAACCGCTGGATGTTATTGCGCCGGACCCAATAGAACCGCCAATATTTAGGCCTCCGTTCGGCATATTATAGTTTGTCCCATCGTAGAACAAGTAACGAGTTTGTGCGCCGTTGAGATAAATTACCCCCGTGCCGTCGCCGCGCGAAGCCCCAATATCCCTACCGAAAATGTTACCAGCCACATTTAATGCAGTACCGGGACCAGTGCCCGCATCTAAGTAGAACGCAGTGTTGTTACTGTCGTAGAAGATAGGCGCTTGGAATGAATTCGTTGATGATACAACCCCGGCGCTATCCATCGCAAATCCGTTGCCGAAATTGCTCTTATACGATACCGTAACAATTGCTGACCCCGATGCGTTTTCATCTATCCATGACCAACCTGATGCATAATCGTGGTCATATGCGCTACTATACATGCTTTCTACATACAGTTTAGGCCAATATCCCGGAGCAGTTAAAACGATACAAACAAAACCGCCTTCGTTTGAAAGCCGCACTGTAGGTGCAAAAGAACCGGAAGATGAAACTGATGTGTTCCAGAAAGTATCTATATTCCAGTGCCATCCAATTGTGAGATCACACATCTCAGCTCCACCATACCGGAAGCCTTTGATGTTTACCGTAAAGTCAGCACTGCCTGATGCAGCTGGTATCGTGGTTCGAATTTTAATGTAACCGGGGGTTACACCACTATTAATGTCAAGCCCGATAAATGATAGCTTGCTTCCTACACCAACAGCCGTCACGCCATTAGCCGTTAACTTAACTCCCGGCGTATACGTCCCGATGCCGACGTTGCCTGCTACTACCAGAGAGGTTGTTGTATTTGCCGCATCCAAATAATATACAGTGTTGTTACTGTCGTAAAAGATTGGCGCTCGGAGGTCTACGTTATTGGTAAATGATTGGGAACTAATAGCGATATTATTCCAAGCATCGTAGTCAGTATCCCAACCTGTTCTTACCCACAAACCATTGCCGTCTGTGCCATTATGTGGAGCATATAGTTGCAACTTACTTTGATTTGCTACAGACATGCTCAACAATACTCCATACTCATAAGCCCCCGGCCTATTTGAACCAGTACCGTTTAGAACTATTCTATAACTAGCCTCGGTGCCATCGATGTATGTGTTCCAGTCTTCGGAAGTAACAGACCCCTTGTATCTTATGTAAGTGGTATCATTGTTATCGCCAACAAGCACGCCCGCATTATGATTGAGGGTTACAGTCCCTTCACTAAAATTGAACTTTAATTGGTTCGCAGAATCATGATATATTCCGCAGTGGGAGAATCCTGCCCTATGTAAACCAATACCAGCTGTGCCAGTAGTTGCTTGCACCTCAAGTTGTAGATCGGCATAATAGTTTGACGGCGAAGCAATATTTCTAGTTATAATTACATCGTTCAATATAGACGTTGAAGCAGGGTCCAAATAATAAGCAGTGTTGTTACTGTCGTAGAAGATAGGGGCACGCCACGAATTCGGCGCGGTGGCATAGCCTTCATAATGAAAGTCATACTGCACTGTTGGATATGAGTCATTCCCGCCGACACCAATAAACGCACCGCCATACACCTGTCCTCTATATGAACCGAAAACTGTGTGCTGGCGGTACCCAGAAGATGACGTTGAAAGCCCTGAAATCATCGGGATATATCTAAAGTCTGTAGTTCCCGTTTGTGTTTCTGGTACTTGTATCGGCGCAGAGCCGTCTATGAGCCCAGAAAGTGCAGTAAATCCGCTGGCGGTACGAGTAATTATTGTGTTGCTAAACGTTTTGATGCCTGTTATCGTTTGATTGCCGCTGGTTAACCCCGTAGAGCCCGTGAACCCAGTAGGACCCGTAGGGCCTGTAGCACCTAGCGACCCTGTGAACCCCGTAGGACCTGTAGGACCCGTTGGGCCAGTAGCGCCCACTGACCCAGTATATCCCGGGTTGCTTGACCAATACACAGCAGACCCATTCGATACCAGCGCCTGCCCTGAGGTGCCGAATGAGTTGTTTGCAGAAATGCCGACACCTGAACCGATAACAATGCTGCCGCCATACTGCGCCATATTGATCTGCCCGTTGGCAAACACTTCAAGGGACGGAATACCAGAAACATCATTAACAGAAAAAATCGATCCTGTCAAGTCATTTGTGATCGAAAATAGTTGACCTGCTGTGCCTTCAAATGATAGCGTGCCATTTGATGTTGGGTATGTCTGAACAGTAATGGCAGTATTGACTGAGGTATTGCCGCCGCGGAACTCGATTTTCGGGTCCGCAGTATTGCTTCTGTTCGGGGTGATGATAATGTCTTTATAACTATTAGCCATCTTTATACCTTATTGCTTGCATTGTATTTATCATATTCCATAACGACCACGCATTGCTGCAAAGTTTATTGCTGACTCAGTCGCGGAAAGATTTTTGTTGTATACCATAATACGAGACAATTTACCTGTCATCCCCCAGCCCGATGGGTAACCAAACCAATCAAATCTTGTCCACCCGGAAAAGTCAACCGACTTTGCTTCCCACATATGATAGTTGCCATTTCGGTAATCAATGGGCGTCTCAGGATTGGCAGTAGCGTTTAAGTCAACAAAATATGATGGGGTTCCGGCGTTGGAATGGTAATAATCATTACCATAAGATGCCGCTAGATATGTGCCCCCTGAATTGTTCCCCATCGCCCAAAGTTCTGTGCCGTCCGTAGTGCTATACCACAACACCACAGTGCAAGTTGAAGAAACTCCAGTCAGCGCCGCAGTTCTTGTAATCCAATGGACGTTTTCCGAAAAATCAAACTTCCTAGGAGAGGATGAATTCGGAACATAATATCCTTGTAGAAAATGGTGGTTGCCTCGCCCACTATTATCATATAGTTCAGCTGGGCTTTTTCCTAACAGTTCACTTATTGAAGGTTGATTGCCGTCACATAAATCGATACGCGGATATGCAAACTGCAGCCGTGTTGTGCTATCAGGACAATAATAATGATACGCTCTATGCAAAGTGCTGACTGTGTCCGATAGCCATTGCACATCAGAGCCGATATTACAGAAATTGACCGCTCTGTTTTTTGTGGTCCCACCTGCAACTGTATATACCCCCGTGTCGGGATGCGCCCCTGTGTATGTTGTGCCCGCAGGATAAACATGCCCTACTACCAAATGCCAAACATCTTGTGTAAATGTACTCGGAGACGAACAATCCCAGTAGGGGTTTCCTTCATTAGTTCCGTTATCATTTCTTTTTACTGCGAACGTCGGGCCGTTACCATGCACACCGAAGTAAAAAGTCCCGCCTGTAGTTGACGATGTTCTCTTTACCCAAACAGAAAAACGATACAGCTTTGTGCGGTCGATGTTGTAGTAATCAGTAGTCCAGCCACCGTCATCATTATTATTTCCCGACGCAAAGGTTCCCCAGATCATGTTGGACTTACCAAAGGGGTCGGTCGCTATGAATCTTGAGTTTTCGTTTGCCGATCCATTCAACCCATAACCCGTTACTGCGTTATTGCCTGCGACCCACGAGCTAGTATTAATCAGCGATGTGTTAGCAGCATCGATGAAAGACTTAGAATTTGAAATATCCAAATCTAAAATGAGCCCGTCAGTGACGATGCGTGGTCCTGAATATGTGCCCATTACAACTCGCAATCTTTACAGGGTTGGTGCCATTTTGCTTCACTCATTAAGGTACTCAGCTGAGCATCGGCGTAAGATTCAAGACAGTCGATTGGGGTTTCAGTTCGAACAAGCGCTAAAGAACTATCACCGGAAATGATGATGAGGGATGCTCCGCTCGCAAAAGCAGCAGGCAAGTTGACGACATTAATTTCGCAAATCATATTCCATACCTCCCTCTGAGGGCATTGAAGTTTTGATGAACTTCGGCGTCTGTCAAGGCCCTATTATAAACACCAGCTACTGATACATCCCCCTGCGCTCGGTAATAGCCATACCCAGCTCCGATTCCGAAAACTTCTGATGCAAAGTTTTTTATCGTCGAGTCCATAGTAACGTTATTAATAAGGGCTCCATTCAAATATGTTTTTAATGTTGTACCAGAAATAGTTACACACAAATTAACCCAAACATTTTCGTATGTTGCCATAGAACCTAATGTTGTAATATTGACAACATATCTAGTAGAGGTTGCAGCAATAACGTCCGCAAAATAATTACCGCTATTTCTTATAGCTATAGAGCCTCCTGAGCCGAATCCAGCTTGCCCTTGCAATGCATTCGTTGGTGATGCGGCTCTTCTTGTAAAAATCGATATAGTCAAATCGTTTGAAATGCCCAGCGACGATGCGTTTGCTGAAGATGTCACTTCGCTTGAGGTCCCGTTGAAGCTGAAGGAGCCGTCAGAAGCATATGTCAGGTTCGTTGATGTGATAGTATTGCGTTTTGTTAAATCTAGGAGTGTCTGAGTTGAGGAACGAGTCGTATTGTCTGCAGGCCAGTATTTTGGATGTAAAGCCGTATAGTCGCCTTGAGCTATGAGAACCTTGGCAACAGACAGTTTATCTGTTCTATTAGAATACCTGTAGTAGAAAGCTGCATGATATCCAATCCAGTTAGTAGTTGCCTGAGTGGTAAACGTCCCCCATGCCCAATACCAACCGCCCCCGAGATGTATTCGATTGGAGTCGTTATGCACACCGCCCTCTGTTACATAGGACCCGCCATTTGACGTAAATTCATACCGATACATGTAGTTAGCATTTGTATACCCTGAGTTTACTTTATATACAATGGCATATGTGTATAGTGTTGACGGCGAAACTGTAAAACCAGAACCATAATATAGAAGTGATGGGCAACAATCGCCCGAGTTCGGTGAGAATGCTGTATAGTTGTTTTGAATGTTACTAAAGACTGCGTTCGATTGCCCCACCTGAGGCACATCGACTGTTTCATAACCGCCGACGATAGAAATTCCTGTTCCAGAACTATTGTTAAATGCTCTAGTGGCGGCAAGGTTCTGAATAGGAGGGCCCGTCAGAGATTTGACGTTGTTCTGATCGTAATAGAAGACCAACCCGTCAGTTACTATTCTCGGTGATTGCACTAATCCCATTACCAATTATCTTTCGGGCACACTTGATCCATATGCGACACTAGAAGGCTAATTGAACACCCGCCTACGCATTCGCTGCAACGAGTTCCGGTCTCTTCGACTATAAAACTATCACACTGTTTGCATGTTTCAATTCGACGCTGAGTTTCTTCTTCACTACAATAATCGGTCATACGCCAAATCTCCCGCGTGTGGAATTAAAGTTCTGTAAAATTTGTTCTGCAGTCAACACAGTGTTGTATGCTCTAAACAGAGCTAGATTGCCAGATATTGCGTGTGTGGGCTGATTGAATGAAGTGCCGTAGGGGTAAAGGGTCATTATGGTCAATTCCAAGTTAAGACTAGCGATTACTGGTGTTACATTTGTGATAGAGTGGTTGGTGAATGCTGCATCAAGAACGCCATTTCTGTATACTGCTTTCTGCGTTGCATTAACAATGAAAACCACATGTTGCCACGTGCCGGTTGCTAGCGAGGTAAAGGATTGGTTATGTGACTGGTTGCCGATTTCGGTATACCAGTTATTATGTTCCGCGCGATAATTATACTCTCCGCTTCCGTTCCACGGCTTCGAAAAATATTGCCCGCTGGTGTCTGATGAATTTACCCACATCTCAAATGAGTATTCATTACTGTTTGCAAGGTTGCTCGGCGTCCAGTCCCATCTAGCTGAGGGCGATAACACACCCACATAATCATCCGCGCCGTCAAATGTAAAGGCGTTGTTGCTATATGTGGGCCCATTGACAAGGGTGCCGTTAAACTTGTTGGGGCTCAAATCAGTCCACGTGGTCCCTGAGCCAGGATAGGACTTTGCGTTGGCGGCATCAAGATATAACCGCAATCCGTCACGACTAATGTTTGTGTTATACGCCACACCCATAATCAAAACTCCACTTCTAGCTTCTCTACATCCTTGCGTTCAGCAAATACTGTATAGAAGCAATTAACAGCATCACCGCCCACAATCACGGTATTATCGATTATGTCCTCAACCCATAGGTTCTGATGCCTGCCTATAGGAGTTAGGTTTACTGTGATTGTGGATTCATCAACCAAGCCAGTCCAATATTCTGGAAGTTTGATTTTGTTTGATTTGAGTCTGCCTCGAACATACACGCCATTCTCTGGGCCTTCGAGCGACCCATAGCGAAGCTTCATGTCTGGTTTTGTAGGGTGATCGATGACGAACGACTTGGTGGTGGCAGCAAATGAGCCGACGACTTCTAGTTTATATCCGGGCGAAGCCGTCCCGATGCCGATGTTGCCGCTTTGTAATATAGTCAGGCGTTC